GTGTTTTTAGCAAAATTTTCTAACAGATGTAAGAAATTTTCTGCCATGTAAGACGCATAACCAGCATAATTTTTTCCAACAAATTTTAAATCAGTTTGAGAATTAACTGTTTGATCTTCAACCGTAATTGGCGGTTTACTTGGATTTGTAGTTTCGGTGTATTTGACTTGATATGACATTTATTATACTCCGCCCAATCCAGTTAAACTTTGAATACGCACAGTATAGTCAACCTGAATTAATCGATTTAACGATTTTTGTACAGGATGAAATACTACATGAGTTAACAATAAACTTTGACCAGTAGAACTGTATGATTTAAGACCCAACTCGTCAAACACATATGCGCTTTCATTGTTAGTAGTAGTATCGTACGCCGATTGGCCGCTAGGCTCGCCGTAGTCTAGTAGACAGGTAATAAACACATCAGTGTAATTTGTACCAGTAACGTGTCTAGTTTCTACAAAATTGCGAGTTGGATCAACGTTATTACTGCTTCTATCGTCAACAATTTTAGTGTAAGTTTCGTTGTATAGACTAGCATTTGATCCCGAACTATTTGGAGTTAAATAGGTAATAATACCAGTTGGATCAATTGCTGTTCCGCCATTGCCAAAGGCCATTTGATATATAAAACCTTGGCCGCTGTTAGCGATGCTCTGAGCTAGTGCTATACTAATATTTTCGTAATGAACAGCATTACGCTTATTAATAAAAACTTCACCAGAAGCGGGGTCGTGAATCTTAATATGACCCTCTACATGAATTCCCGTTGTATCTTTACTCTGCATAATGCTCTCTCTTTATCTTATATTTATCAATGTGTATAATGTGATAGTTTAATTGGCTAGTTAGCCTCTATTCCTTACTCGTACTCTAGGATAAACTGCTCCAGAGACGCCTCTAAGTTTGTAAGTATTACTTGAAGAAACATTACCAGACAGCAACCTTTCTAGTTTATAAAACAAATATCGATTGTTTGACTCTGTTCCCAGCGATGTAAAATCGCCTGCGTTGCCACCAGTTGACGATATTTGTGATTTTTTAGAAGATGAAATTAAGTATGATAACGCTTCAGCTTGAGTTAATGTTTGTTGCTGTTCTGATAGACACGCAAGGCACCCAGTAACTTGAGGGCCTGACATGCTAGTGCCTGAAATAGATCCTAATTTATAGCTAGGATTTCTTGGATCATTTGCTAGTGTAATGCCAAATTCAGCTGCAGCTCCAGAGTCGTATACTGCGCTAATAATATTTTTGCCCGGAGCATAGATTGATACTCTAGATCCGTAATTACTAAAATTAGTCTTATATTCCTGTGTTACCGTGTCAATAGCACCTACAGAAATTGCGTTATCACTGTTTGGTGAAGATCCTCGACTATGAAAATATGTAGATCCACCGGACACAATACTATTGTTATAATCCGAAGATGCTAGTGTAGCTGTTGGCCAATAACTATTACCTGCGCTAACCACTGTTATTACTCCATCAGCAATTGCATCCTCAATATCGGCATCAACTGCGGCAGTCCGTGCTGGCATCCTATAAAGATAGTTACCTCCCGGAACTGGTACTCCATTAGATTCTAAAGTGATTTTTTTAGTTGCGTCTAATCCAGTAACTGCTACAGTAGCTCCTCGATATGTTAGTGAGGTAATCCCGCTGAGATAAATTGCTCCGTATGAGTAGCCCCAGCTGTTATTACACACTGTTGGATTCCGTCTACCAGTAGCAGGATTTATTGGCTTCTTTTTATGAAACTCTCTTATATAATCAAAAATATATACAGACCAGTCACCAGCAGGGCCGTTGCCTCCTGCGTAAATAAATTCCATATTATAAATGTTGGCATCTCGGGCCCAGCCCTGAGTGTTACCAGCAACAGTACCAGCAACGTGAGTTCCGTGGTTGCTAGAAATGTTTGTATAACTGTATGATCCAGAAGTACTATATCCTAAACTTGCGCTGTGTTGAAACCAATCATATTGTACAGCTCTTGACCCTCCAGTACCGTCAGCATTAACAGCAAACTCTGGATGATTAAAATTTATGTGAGCATCAACTATTACAACATCAACATTTTTTCCAGAACTAGTAGTAGACACTGTTTGTGTTGTTTGTGTAAACGCACCGTTAGTCCCCCAATTAGATAACGGTTGTCCTGCGGCAACTCTATATAATCCCCAATTTTTATCATTAGTATCGACGGTTGCGCTTTTTTCAAAATTTCCAGATTGTACCCAGTGGGGCAATGCCTCAATACCAAGCGCACTTGGCAACTGTTCTACTGCTAGTACTCTAGGGTCGTTGCGCAATTGTTCGGCTTCAGCTTCAGTGATAAGAAAATGTGTATTCCTACTAATTTCTCTACGTTGACTAACTGTAACTTGTCTGTTAGGAATATATAAATCACCACCAGCAGTTTCCATATCGTCAAGCAGAGACGTAGCATCGTCCATTGTCTTAGCAGTTACAATATATTCTATTAAGTCTGTCATATTAATCCTCTATTTTTACTAAAGTCAATGTTATTGTAATTGCTGCAGGCACAGCTCCTTTATTAACAATCTTAATAGGAATGTTAGATGTTGGAACTACTTCGTTATTAAACCCAATTGTGCCGGGACTAATTACAATAATCTCTGCGCCAGCAGTAATGACTTCCGCAATTACACCAGATCCAGGTAAAGGATCAACAGTTTGTAATCTTGTTGAGTCTGCGGTCCTAGATGATGTGTCTGTATACAATGTTACCCAGGCAGAGGCCGATGCTTGTATCTTAAATAACAAATATGATTTGAATCCAGATATATCAAACGTGCCAGTTGCTCCTGCTGCCAATGTGCCGCTAGTTACTGTCACTGTTGTTCTGTTTACAGCCACTGCCGTTGGTACAGCTGAAATTGCCCCATCTGTAATTGTAATTGTTGAACCGTCAACTTTAACTCCACCTAATGTAAAATTAGTAGCCGTGGGCAATGTATAAGAATACGGCGCAGTTATTACCCCATCTGTAATTGTAATTGTTGAACCGTCAACTTTAACTCCACCTAATTGTCCAGCGGCACTAACTTCTGCTATAGGTAAAGAATATGAATACGTTGAAGAAATTACACCATCTGTAATACTAATAGATGTGCCGTCAACCTTCACACCCCCTAGTACTCCGGCACTTGTACCAGCAATGGGCAGTGTGTATTGCTGATCATCTGCCGACAAAATGCCGTTATTAATTGACAACCTGCCGCCTACTTTGACACCACCTAATTCTGTTGTTGTAGCAGCCGGTAATGAATAAGATAAAGAATTGTAAAGTTCAGTAAAATTTTCATTAATTTTCTGTGCGCCGGATCGGAGTGTATCTCCATTTCCGTCATTAGCAATTTGTCCTGTTTGAATTTCCTGATATGCCATTTTTATTATCCTTGATCAAATGTTATAGTGTTACTGTCAAATGTTCCATTAGTGTTGTCAAACGTTGATGTTATCGGAGCATTATCTTGTGTAGGTATATTAAATTCAGTATACCATACACCCGGTTCTGCTTTTAAGAACCCTGATATTTTGTTGTTATCATTTAATATATTAGTTTCGCTGTCCCAATAAGTTAAAGTACGTTTAACAACAGTGACTTGTGTACCAAATGCTAGCGGAGTAGCTAACGTTAGCTGTTTTGATACCCCGTCAACTGTAAATTCTGCGTCAAATTGTACGTCGCCATTGGTACTGTCTGGATGATTGTTTACATTATAAACAGAATATGCGTCTTTCTTTAGACGAATGTTACCAATAAAGAATGACCAGTTTGCTATGTCAGTGTGGAACAAATTAGAACTAGTGTGTGCTGTTGTACATTTGTAAGTGTAACTACCTAATGTTACAAACATTCCAACATCATATGTCACGCTTGCCGCCCACTCGGCTCCAATATTATATCCGCCTACAAATACTTCAATATCATGTGGCAACGTCTTAACAACATTAGTAGAAGTATTAAAAGTGTATAATCCTGGCGTAATTTTAATTAAATTAACAATGTTAGAACCATCTGCTATTACTTGTTCAACAATTATATTTTCAATATAAGGAATAGTTTCACTTGGTCCAATATCTTGAACAAACGATCCGGCACGATGTACAGTAGGAGTGCCAGTGCCTAATGTGCCTCGACGTAGTTGGCTTAAAATATTGCCAGTCTTGGTAAAGTATTCAATACGCTCGCCTCGGATTTCAATTACTCCTGGCTTATTTACAGTAGGGTTTGGCTCGTCAAATTTACTAGCATCAACAACCACAATACTAGTATCGTTCCATTCTAAATTACGAACTAACGAAGTTTGTTTGTTCAAACTTAATCGTTTATAGTGAACACGATTTAACATATCTTTAAATTGCATGTATGAAATACCAGGCTTCAACACATTGCTACTGAATGTTAGTAATGTAAATTCATCGTTAGCTGCAGGGCTCGTTGATAATGTAACACTTTGTTTGTCTGAATTTAATTTAAAATCAACACTAGGTACCAGTAACTTACCGTTGCGCATGACCCACACGTAATTATCGCTAATAACAGTTCTATCTAATGTTATTGTACCGCCTGATATACCAGTATAATTAAAATATTCAATAGTATCTGGCGTAAAGTTAATATTAGACGATACTGTAACTAGTGTTCGTTGAATATCCAATATATCATGCTTGTAAGAACTTATAATTTCAACAACATTTAATGAATTGTATACTTCATTAAACACAATTTGCGGCTGAGTATTATTAATTCCAGGCAAGTATGTATAGAAACTACCTACTGTTAGACTATCTTTTATTACGCTAATAACTAATTGTTGATTAACATATAAATTACGAATACGTGCTGTTATCTTAATATTAATTCCGCTAAGATCTACAACGTAATCAGTACCTAACACAAGCATAGTGTTACCAACATATACTGTAATATCAGCAATATCTAAACCGTACTGTTGATATTTGTTTTTATCAATGGCATATATTAATTTGTTTGATTTAATTTTATAATAAATGTTGTTTGCCGCTGGTAAAATTGTTTGGTCAACTCTTACAATCATGCTAGTTTCGGCAGGAAGACTGTTTCCAATTTTATTTTGAAGAGCATATGTTGACGTACCGTTTAATAAATCAGTTGAAGGATCGCGATTTTGGCGGCCATCGGTAGCAATTCTTTCAGTTTTAGTTACAGCAAAAGTTTGTTCATTGCCACTGACAATTACAAAGTTTATAATAGTGCCAGTAGGTGGAGCAGAATCAAATCGTATGCCAACACGTTTATTGCTTTCATACGTAGCATCTGTTTCAAATAACTCAACTGCTTCAGGAATACCGTCAAGATATACTAAAGATGTAATATCTGACAACCACGGTGCTTTGGTAATAAATTCAGTAGTTGAGCCGTTGCCAACAAAATAATCAAGATCTAAAATATTTGAACCGCTAAATCCAAAGCTGAATATTGAAACAATTTGCGTGTTTGTTGGAGCAGTATTAAACTTAATAGTACGAGTATTAAAATTAACAACGTAATCGTCGTTCATTGTTTTAATAACCGACGCAGATACGCCGTCAGTTATTTTTACAATTACTGCCTGTGGACTATTAATTTGTTGAGTAATAGCATAATCAACTGTACTGTTGTCTCCAATATAATTATCTACTTTAATATTGGCAGAACCTGCGCTAGGTTTTTCGTATACTTTAATAGCAACAGTATCAAAAATTTGTCCCGGAACAACTTCTTCTGTAGCAGGGCTAGTTGTAGGCGTAACAAATCCGTCTCCGTCAACAATAATATCTTCAGCATTTAAACCAGTAGCAGAGCTATAAGCTAAGTTGCCGCCTGTTAACGCAGTATCATAGTCTGCTTCTTGAGGCTTAATTGAACCGTCACTAGTACTCTTACGAAAGATAAATTCATCTCCAGCATTTACAGTATATCCACTAGGAATAGTAATCACATCCGCGTCGCCGTTGCCAACAAACGTGGCAACTACGTCAGGATCTAATCTAACTGGATCTAATGGCGAACTAATTGTTATTGTGCTACCGGCAGGTGCTAATTGAGCCAGCGTTATTAATCCAACTATGCTAACTGTATAGTCAATATTTTTTACTAATGTGCGGGTAACAACTATATTACTGCCAATTCCAATAATTCCAAATATAATTTGATCTAGGCGTAAAGATGTTGCATTAATTATTTCAGTAACTTTTGTGTTATAACCAAAAATATTGTTAGCACTAGTTGTAATAATATCATTTATATTAATTCCCGCTGTGCTTGGCACTGATAAGATATATCCGCCAGCCGCATTTTCTACAGTAGTAGTAACAGTTTTAGATATCACTACCTTTAATGACTCGGCGGCAGTATTGTACTGATAATCTAATCCGCTTGCAGAGTATGACTGTTGGTACAATTTAATATGATAGGTATTGATTTCTACGCCAGTTTCAGGCACGTATGGTAATGTGAATACGTGGGTGCCAGCTGCAACCGCAACAATATAATCATCAAAAGTTGCGTCAACACTATCCCATCTATCAGTATAGTAAGGTGTACTATCCCACCCTTGACTAACATTTAGTCCAAGACCGTTCATTATTACGCCGCCGTAGTCGACACCAGTCATTAACTGTGCTAGGTCTTTACCTACATCGCCTGTTTGCGGATTATAGTAATATTGAATCCTGTCTGCCGCATTTAATAGACTCCAATCTTTCAAATACGATACTAAAACTATAGCATCTTTAGCAATGGCAGTTGTAAAAATAATAGACCCAGAATAACTAGTGTATCCTTTTGCAGTTGACTTAATTGTTACTAGTTTATAATCGTCACGTAGCACATCAACTCCGTTAATTGTTACAGACGATTTGCCTATTCTAATGTCAGGTGACCATTTTAACGGAAATTGTAAACGACTTCCGGTTCCAGTAAATGATTCAGTTTCTTCTAATTTAGTAATAAAATAATTTTGAGTTAATCTGTCAAATTTCATTTTAACTAAACTAGAACGAATTACACCGTTGCCAATATAAGCAACTACTTGCGCGGCAGTGCCGCCTTCATTTAGGCCGCCTTCAACTAAGACAGTTGGCGCATTTAAATAGTTACTGCCAGGTGTTAATAGTACTATTCTATTAACTTTACCATTAGAAATAAATGCCCTTGCTGTTGCGCCGGTGCCGGACTTACTGGCAATCCTAATAACCGGCGGTAAATTATATCCGCTTCCGCCGTCTACTATTTTAAGTTCAGTAACAGTAAATCCAACATTATCAGCCCAATGTTTCCACGGATACGATGTTATTAGACTATCGTCAATTTGAATTACTTCGTCAACTATTTTAGTTTCAATAGTAGACTGATTTAAAACACGATATGTTGGTTGTAAATCAAAATCAGTTAATGACAATTCACTAGTATCTGTTTTAGAATAAGAACTGATATATTCTCTAACCTTTGTTCTGTAAGGTTTTACTTCTGTTATATACGCTTCAAAATCTGATAAATTATCGCTGTTATAAGTAACTTTCTGAGTCAACTCGCCAACATTATGCTGTGCTTTAACAAAACTAGTTTTAAATATCCAGTCAAGATAATTTTGTTCCGAATACGCATAACGAACACACATAAAAAATAAATCTAAATAGTACGGTTTTAATTCGTCAATTAAAATATTTTTTTGTAAACACACTAGGATATTTTGTAGTTCTCGGCTTGCGGAATTATCAAATATTGATCCATCATATAAAGAACCGTCATAACCATACGGTGTTCCAGAAAATTTATATAATTCAGGCAAGAATTGAATTGTGCCGTTTTGAATCCCAACTACCTCGTAACTTTGAGTCCAATCGATTGACGCTGATTCCGCATATTTTCTTAGTAATAACCAAGTACCGCTACCAGTAGTCCTAACTTTAACTATTTGTCCTATCTTAGTAGTAACTGTGGTCAACTCAACAAATGTGTTGACAGCGTAATCTATTAACGAGTATTGTCCATATCCGGTATGATACCAGTCAATATAATTCCAATATTTTCTAGTGTCATACCCTTGTGACTGAACTCTTGACCAAGTTAAGGTAGATAGATCATATGAATAAATGCTCCAAGTATTAAGCGCCTGGACATCAGTATGAACTAGCGCAGAATATGATCTGATTGATATAGTAGTAGCATCATTATAACCAGTGCCTGATGAAATTATTGATGTTCCAACAATTTGACCTTTGGCATTTATTACAGTTTTAATCTTTGCTCCTTCGCCTGCCCCAGAGATATCAAGGTATGGGGCGTTAACATAGCCGTTACCTTTTGTAATAATAGTAACTGAAGTGATTGCGCCGTTAATTACTACTGGAGTAAGTACCGCGGGTTTAAATGCGCCAACGTTAGCAAATCTTAATTCAGCGTCAGTGTCAAATACAGTATCATATAATCCTAGATTAATATTTGGTTCAGGATCGTACGACTCTAAACGTGTCAAGTCAGCATTACCTACTATTTGTGTACTTGATAATAGTAAGTTTGTCTTTTCAAAGAATTGTTTTAATGCTTCAAATCGATTTGCAAACATGCCTTGACGAGGTCTATTTTCAATACCAAATTGTAACTTTGGCGGTAAACTAGGATCAGGCACTAGGCGGCCTTGCTCGTCTTTTCCGCACAAGCTGTCAAACCATTTTGTCTCAATAGCTGGTGGCAACACTGTGTTTATATTTTTACTAATTATTTTCCACTGACTGTGGATATTTTGTCCGGCATGATCAGCAATCCAATATTGAACAGACAACACAACGTCTTTATCTTCTAATAAATTCGATACGTTGAATAAACTAAATGAGTTAGTGCCAGTTAGAGCTAAAAATTTATATCCATCACCTCTTGGGTTTGATATTAAATTAGCAACATCGTGTGCCGACATATTGCGATTAATAATATTTGGTATTGTTTTTTTATTTTTTACCCAGTAGTAATATGTATATTTGGTAGCTTTTGACACATTATCAAAACGTTTTTCGTAGCTGTACACATTATTTCCGTATAGGGTAGTTCCGCTTATACCTAATGTAGTTCCAGCGTCAGTGTCTGCTTGCTCGTTCCAAGCGTCCGGTAATAGTTGAGTTTCAACCCATTCGTATACGTCTATTGATGCTCCTGGAAATAATGTACTCCAAGTACTGTTTCTATAAACAGTATCATCATCGTGACTATCTAAAAATTTTGCTGATCTTAAATCCCACCATAGCATACCTACTTGAGATTTTGTCCATGACATACCGTTATCAATTTTAACAGTTGTATCAGCTGGCGTAGTTCCTAAAGGTGTGCTGTACACAGCAGGATCATAAAAAGTTTTATATTTTATTTCTTGCTCGGCTACTCCTGGAATTTTTCCCTGTACTGGATCAATTACATCTAAGTACGTAAGAAGCTTATTAGTTTTCTTATTATATAAGAACGCAGATTTAATTTTTGTTAGGTCTAATTTGTTAATTTCTTTATGTAAGATTGACCAACTATATCTATCTTCCAATTTACTGTATTCGTAAACAAGGCCGGCGCGGGTTGTCCTATCAAGGGCATTTGGTGCGCCAACAAACACATGATTTGCCCCAACTACTACACTTGCTCCATACAATTCGTAATCGTAATTAGTAGTAGGTAAACTTTCACTGAATACCCAATTATTAGCATATCGATCATAAATGTCAACGCTGCCGCTGTTGGTGCGGCGTGAGGTTATCTTTGTTAAATTGTCATCAAATATAGTTGAATTTGAATCGAACGTTGTTGGAATGTATGTATCAGCGGCAGTACTGTAAACTACAATGCTGTTATAATCATTCATAAATGATATTTTACTACCAAAATGTTCTGCCGATTCGGGAATAACATTTTTAAGACTTTGATAGAACACGAATGCCCCGGCTGTATTTTTATAAACAAGCACAGCGCCTTGATCAATTTCAGCACCATCGGCAAGTATTGATGATATTGCTAGATATTCTGCAGTATCAGATAAGGTAATACTTTCACCAAATCTAGAATCTACACCAGTTATAGTTTGCGCCAATGTAAATGCAGAACCCGTTTTCTTATACACATATACTGATTCAGCGTTAGGAGCAGATATTGCTAAAGTTGATGAATCGCCGCTGACCTCAATCGCATATCCAAACTGGTCCTCACTAGTTACTCCAGTGCCAATGCCAGTGTCGTTATTGTATACCCATTGGGTAGTTACAAAATTAAGGCGACCAGATGGTTCAGTATCAGGTGGTGCTGTTAATACATATAATGTTGAGCTTAGAATCTGTTTAACAGTTTGACCACTAGTGAATCCAACGCCAACTACTTCCATTCCTATAACAACTCCACCTACAGGCACGGTTGTTTTAATAGTAGCATCAATACTTCCAATTGGATTATATAACGCAGTTGCATACGACACTTCGGTATAATTTAATTGATAAACTCTGCCAGCATTATTATTTCGACCGGCTGCGCTAACAAATAATACGTTATCTCCAAATGCTAGATTTGATCCAAACAACTCAGTGTCAACTGCGTCAGGACTAGTAAATGTGCTAATCAATGAAAATAAGCCTGCGTTGTCTTTCTTATATAAAGAAACTACCCCTTGATTTATTAATTCTGACGGTACACCTGCTCTGTTAACTGTAATAAGTTCAGACACCGTTGTTGATACCGATACGTTACCTGCGGCAGGACTACCTATAGCTAACCAGGCACCGTCTGCTGATAGTGCTAACACATCTGAAAAATAAATTTTAGACCAATGTGCTACACTACTAGAAGGAATAACGTTGGCCGGTACAGTGTCATTAGCCTGATACCAACTGTTGATATAAAACACAATAGTGCCAGTTGCGTATCCTGTGTCTACTAACCAGGTAGTTAATCCCAGCGAAGTAAACGGTTTACCAATTCTTTGAGTAGTTGACCACGGTACGCCAGGAACTGATTTACTATAAATTAATACATCGCCACTAGCTGAGGAAATTGCCGCTAGATTGCCAGCTTTGTTTACCGCAATAGTTCGGCCAAATTCTAAGCCAGTGGTTGGAAGATACCCGGCAATTGTTGTAGATTGATATGCTTGATTAAATTCCCAAGTTGCCCATTTGCCGTCACCGGAGTCATCAGTCCATAATAAATCGCCATTAATTGGCTGTTTTTTTATTGTAGCATCAGCAGTATCTATGCTTGAAACTCTCTGTGATTGTAGGACAAACAGAGGAATAATTAAGTTAGGTGTAACCACCGGAGAAGATGTTAACGATGCTTCTAATATTAATACGTTTAGTTCAACCCTCTTAACTTTATAAAACCCCTTAAACAGAATTTGTTCAGTGCCAGCAAGATCTTTGTCGCCCTCAATGCCAACATATTCTCCTACTGTTATTTTTACAAGAACATCTGTTTCTAAAGATAATTCGTTATTGTTAGCATCGTAACTTACATTTAATATAGTTAAGTTTGAAGGAACATACTTATATACGTTCCATTCTCGACCTTCAAATCCACACCAGATATAGTTGCCATTATTAATATTATCAATATTTTGCGTAACAATATTGTCAATTGTTAGTAACACTGCCGCCACTTCGTTTTCTCGAACATAACCAGGAGTTCTTAAATACGGTGAATATTTTTTAACAACAGGCCATGGGTTGTTACTATACCCCAATGGTTTTAGATACACATCGTTAGGAGTTTGACGCACAATAAAATCAAGAGTACTTGACTCAACATTGTTAACTAATTCAAATCCCTGAGGATTATTTTTAAATAGTGACTCATCTAAAATAAATTCAATATTTTCAAAGGCAGCACTTGCGCCGTATTGTCCAACACGAACTGCCCATTCTTCATCAAATACAATACTTTCTTGACCATCAGCACTTAACACATCAAACAACTTGTTTAATACGTTTTGTGTACCTTTTTCAATAATCATACCTTGATAAAATTTAAATTCACTAACATCATCTTTAATAATATTTTCAAGATATTGACGCTTTTGATAACCAATTAGATGCTGAGCGGCTTTTTGTTGTCCCACATCAAAGTTATCACTGTCTAAACTGTAAAAGTCTTCAAATTGGCTTGCTTTGTATGTCCAATTTGGAATTAGTCTTGGTGCTGGCTTGTTATCTAATTTAATCCAACTAGCTGGGTCAAATATATCTGTCCCAGGAGTAAACAAGTTTGCGCTGTAATAAAATTCTTTGTGCTTGACAATGTCACCTAGCGCATAATCAGTCCACGACTCCCACGGTTGAATATTTGCTTGATCAAAAATAAATCCCGGAACATCAAACCCGCCGTACCAGTTGGTACTTACATACCCTGATACTTTGATTCGCTCTTGTCTATATCCGCTTTCAGGATTATAAACGGTGTCATTAAACATTGTAGTGTTATTAAGCAATACTACTTGTTCTTTTTGTACTAAGAAAAAAGTTGCTCCAAAAATGCCGTCAGTTGTTGATGAGGCGTAACTTACAGAGTTATCCTCTCTATAAGAATTTATTAAGCGAGGCGGCATTGGCGACCCGTCTACTTTAAAGATTTCATATTCATGAAACGGATTTTTAATATCATCAACCACTGTATAAGGCACACTAAATGTTATCTTATCAGCTGACGGACTTAGAGATATAACTGAACTACCAACTGTACTTAGGCCATCTAACTTAACATAGTCGGCTTCTATAAAAATATCAGCTGATACTGATTTACGAATAGCTTGATAATAATCACCGTTATATCGAATAATCTCTTGATACTCAGTAGTATTATACGGTATCCATTCTTTCCATTTTTCTTGACCGCTAGACCAATTTTGAGTTGTCCAGAACAAGAATTCTTTAGCACTTGTTTCCCAGTTAGTAATTAACGAAAGATTATTATTAAAATCGTCAAATATAAACCCTTGAGATTTCAACCATTCTCCATAGCCAATAATAAAATCAACTGTTTCCTGTACGGTTCTAAATTTTGTCCCGTAAGGAACAGTAATTTCTACAGAAGTATCCCATTCTGTTCTAAAAATTGCTTCTTGTCCGCCAATGATTGGCAACGCCCCTAATGATTCAAAATAGATAGCATTGAATACGGTTGTTGATGTATGCGTAACTTTTACACGATAGTAACGGTTATTGTATTTTACAACTTTATGAGTAGCGTATTGTTCGCCTC